CACCTAACATAACACCTTCATCTAAAAGTGAAGATGCTATTTTACCCATTGGAGTATTGAGTAATTGTGCTTTACCTCTAAAATTATTTCCCTCTCTTACAAGAGAAGTAATTTTATGTGATACACGATCTAAGTTAACTGTAGGACCTTCGGGATGACCAAGTTCACCCAGTGCTCTTCCTTTTTTAATAAAAGATTCATTATATCTGCCAACTTCTCTTTCGAGAGTTTCGACAGGATACATTCTACCATTTCTATTCTTGATATTTCCTTGTAAGAAAACACCTTCAATATAAAGTTTCTTATTAGATCCTTTACCTTCAGTTACGAATTTAACTTTTTGAACTTCTTCTGTAATTAATTTCATTTTTCTTAATTGGTAAATCCTACAGCGGCTGCCTTAACAGCAGTATTAGCAGCAAAAATAACATCTGTTGGTTCTTTTTCAAATACTTCACTAGATGATCTCATCACTGTAAAACTACCTAAAGTTGTTCCACCTGCTGTATCTTGAATAGTAACTAAATGATCTGCACCAGTTGCTGTATTTACAACACGAACCACTCTGGCATTAGATAAACTAGTTGCTGATCCGACTGTTGCTGGTAAAGCTGCTTCAGCACCTTTAAGTAAAAGTCTCATTATTCCTCCTCTTGGGGTTCTTGTGATGATTCTTCTTCTGGTTCTGCAAATATAGAATCTGCCACATTAGGACGGAGACCCTCTACCCTTTCAGCAGCTTTTGTATATAAAGCATCTTTAATATCATCGGCTACTTGAGATGATGATGAATCAGTTGCTATCAAATCGACAATGCTTTCCATGAATTTTACACTTTTTTATTATGAATTATTTATATCTCGGCTTTTTTGGTATCTTTTTGTACTTGTGCATCAGTAAGACCACCATCTATTTCAGGTTCTACTGGAACATCTCCCATCATTCCCATTTCACCTTCTGCTGGTAAAGGTTCTCCAGTAATTGGATCAACAGCATTTGGATCAGGAATAACTCCGTCTTTAATTTCTTTATCAATTTCACTGTCTATTTCTTCAATTTCAGTTTCAGTTTGACGAAGAACTTTTGTCCTTACATAATGATTAGAATAGTACTTACCAATATAAGGTTCAATAGTTGCGAGAGTTCCTAATCTTTCATTTAATAATTCTGATTCTTTTAACTCCGCAAATTGATTATCATACAAGAAATCATATTGTATATGATCATTAATTGAATTCCAATCTTCTGGTGTAATTATGTTCTTTAATATTAACTGCGTCTTCAACATATCTGAGAATAAATTTGCGAATCTTTTTCTTAAACGACCAACAAATTTAGCAAACTTTAATTCATCTCTTAATATCTCAGAAGATCTTCCTAAATTAAATCCACCATCACTTGCGATTCTAGACTCAGGAACACCGAGTGCTCGATATAATTTTTTCTGAAAATATTCGATATCTGTAAGTTCACCTAAGTTTTGTCCACCAGGTAAAGTTGTGATTTCAGTTCCTCTACCACCCTCTCTTCTTGGTAGCCAAAAATCTTCCATCATACTCATATGTTTTCTATCATCACGAATTTCACCAGTTGATGCATCATAAACCAATTTGTTTCGATAACGCATCATAACATCACGAAGATATTGTTCTGCTTTTACTTTAGGAAGATTACCAACATCAATATAAAATATTCTTCTTTCTGGAGCTCTTGATAATCTATAAATTACAAGACTATCTTCAATCATTCTTAATTGATTGAGTGCTTTAATTGCCTTATGTAAATATGATAAACAAGATCCTTTATTACGATCAAATAATCCAGATGTTACATATGTGACTGAATCTTTCGCAATTTTAATTTGTGTTTTTGAAGCTCCACTACCACCAGGTGAATAAACTCCTGTTGGATAATTTGGTTTTGGAGTGTATACGTAATATTCTTCTATATCTGGATATACATCTTTTTTAGGATCTACCTCAAAAGCATTCGAAATATTGACATCTTTAACTCTATTTTTCTTATCTTTTTTCTGCTGTCTCACATACTTCATTTTCATCGGATCAATATATCTGATCTCTTGAATACCATCTTGTGGTTTTTTAACATCAATTACTTTTAAGTAATATAATCTACCATCAACATACCAGTTTCTAAAAATTTCATGAGATTTTTTATCAAAATCCATCATCTCTTTAATGGATTTAAATTCGCTTCTTATAGCATCTTTTACTTTATCACTTGCATTGACATTTGATAATTCAATTTCAATAGGTGAATCATATAGGTCACTAACTAAAGCTTCATTGACAACATCTTCAATCGCAGCATCAGCTTCGGGATGTAATGACATCTCACGATATCTCTTAATTAGATCATATTCAGTTCGATATCTACCTTCTATATCAACATAGGATCCATAAAAACCAGATTGTACAAAATAATCAACACCGTCCTCATTATTTTTGGGGACGGGTGATATTACTGAATCTGCCTTTTTTGAGGAATCATCAATAGAAAATCCAAAAAGTCTCGGCATGGTATAATTTTTCTCTTAATATTAAGTATTATAGCACTATTTAGCGATTTAGCCTATGTCTTCTCCACCAGCGTTAGTTCCAACACCTCTAAGTGCTTCCCACCACTGAACTTGAAGTTCAACTGTAAACTCTTCAATAGTATCAGTAGTTTCATATGATAAGTCAATTTGACTTATATTAGTTGGGAATACATCATGGAACTTGTAAGTTCTAAGTGTAGATCCATCACGATCTAATTGATGAACATAAGCATCTGGTTGATAATCTGCTGGATTAACTGTACCAGTTGCGTCTTCCATTTTATTGATAAGATTCATCCACTTCTCAAAAGCAGAACGAATACCAAAGTCAAGATCATTGATGACTGTAACAGTCCATGTATCAAATGTTCTTTCTCCAGCAATTTTTAATATTCTTCCTCTGAAGTTAACTTCAACAGGAGTAATATTAGATGCTGGTAGTGCGGCTGCTTTTACTAAAAATCTTGATTTTTCCTTAACGTCGTTATCAATTGCTAACTGTTCAGGAAATGCGATTTCAACTTCAAACAGATTGGGTCTTGTACCGCCACCCGCCAATTTACTTTTAAACCCAGTAATGGTTCTTAGTGGAGGTCTGTTAAATTGGGTTGCCATAGTTTTTCTATTCCTCTAAATGGATTAAACGGTACCGATTACTTCTTCAAACGAGATTCCAGTTCTCGTGGCGACGAAGGTTAGACCAATGAAATTAATTGATCTGTTTGGTTTAATGAAAATGTCAGCAACAAATTCATTATTATCTATAACGGCAGCAGTGTTATTTGTCTCATCACAAACAACTCTGAAGTCCGTAACACCTCTCTTGGATTGAACATCTCTTAAGAAAGGTTCAACAATGTTTACAAAGTTTGTCCTTGTAATTTCATCATTGAATTCAAATAATTGATCTCTAGCAGCAGCAGAAATTGCATCTTCAAGGAAGATAAACAATCTACGAACATTGATACGATCAAATGCTGATGCTTTTCCAAGACCAGTTTTATCACCAAATAAGATGATACCTGCTCCTGGTGAGAATATAATTGGGTTAATTCTATTTGAGTAAAGTTTATCTCTTTGAATCTGTGAAGGATTGTATGCGAGTTTTACTGCGTTAAGAATTGATCCTCTTGCTGTTCCCGCTGGTGAGAACCAAGGGAAATTGTTTATGTCATTTCGAGCACAAGTTCCAGCAATATCTCCATTCATAGGTACATATCGGAATGTATCTGCGAATCTATCATACATGTACTTGTATCCAGTATCGAATACAGCATAAGATGATGAAGGTATTGGTGAATAGTACTTAACTAAATTATCTGTTATTTCTGAACTTGATTTTATTTGAGCAGATCCAACAGTGTCATCAAGAACCGATCCTCTGTTAGGAGAGATGAATGCGACAGTATCTTTCCTAATTTCTGCGATTGATATTAATTTAGAAGAAAGTGCCTGAGTGTCTTCTCTAGACATTGATCCTGAACCCATAAGTAAGAAATCAATATCAAATTCTTCTGTGTTTTCAAATAATTCATAACCACTAACCAATCCACTAAGTGGAACTGAAGCTGAACCAGCAGCATCATAATCGGTGCCACCGTCATAATTTTTACCACCATCTAATGTAAGGGTTGTTGCTCCAATACCAGCAAAACTGATTCCTTGAGCGTTTTGATCCCAACCATTATCAGAGGAATGGGCACTGAATTTATTAGTTGCCACTCCAACAATATTAGTTGTTGTAATACCTGCAGGTGCTCCACCAGCAAAGATGGTGTCTGAAGAATTTAAAATAAATTTCCTCCAGTATGATGGAGAACCAGCAGAAAATTCAGCATCTTTTGCTTTTGAAAGATTTAAATTCTTTTCAAGAATTGTTCCAGCATTACCTGTTATTGTTCCCTTGTCATCAATAACTACTACATGAAGTTCATCAAATCTTGAACTTCTTGCTGCAGCAAAATTTGAAGTACCTGGTCTGTCAGCTAGTTGACTCCACTGAAGAGTGCTATTAGTTAATTGAACTGTCTGTTGATCATACCAGTCTTTTTGTGCTGTAACAGATTCTGTTCCAACAACAGTACCAGTACCAACTTGAAGAAGTGAAAGGGTTCCTGTTCCAGGAAAAGAAAATGTTCCAAGTGGTTCATAATCTTTAGCAGTTTCTGTTCCAGCAGCGGATACGTGACTAGTAAATTTAACACTAATCTGACCATCTATATCTGCCTCAGTAACTATTCCCTTATAGAATCCATCAAGAACAGATGTTGAACCCGCTGATATTTGATAAGTTGCGGATGGAACTGCCATTGAAATTCCCATACCAACAACAGCAGTATGTGATGCTCCAACTGTAAGTATTTGATCAGCTACGTTATCAATGATGCAGACTTTTACATCATTTCCCCAAGATCCAGGATTTCTTGCTGCTATAGTTACACCTGTAATAGTGCTTTCATCATAACCATTATTAGTGTAATCATCTACGGATCTTATTTTTATACCTGTTGTTGATACTCCAGCATATGCGTTCTTAAGGTCGTCATCATCTGCTCTAACTACACTTAAAACTCCACCATAAGATAAGTATGAAGATGCTACCATCCAATCTTCATATTGACTATCCGTGGCAGTTGGTTCTCCAAAAAGGTCAATAAGATCAGCTTCGTTTTCTACAGTTGTAGGTATGTTAACTGGTCCTTTAGAAAAGGCAGCTACTATAGCAGCAGTCTTATCGGTTGCAGTGTCTACTCTACCAATAGTAAGGTCAACCTCTCTTACCAAAATTCCAGGAGATGCTAAATTAATGGGCATCTTTTATTCTCCAAATCTCAGATTTATACTGAAATTATTTATTAAAAAGGGTATTTTCAACGGGAAAACAGTACGTGAACACTACCAATCTGGATACATCCAATCAGCAAATATCTTTTTCTTCTTCCTATTTTCAACTATTCTTTTGATGGTACATATCTTACATTCATAAGAATATGATGAAGCGAGAGTAGATCTATCTTTATGAGTCAGATAAAAACCATCAACTAAATCTTTTACTTCTCCACATTTTCGACACTTTCTTTCAGAGAATAATAAATGTTCTAAATCTATCTGATCATTAAAATCCATTATAGTATTAGAATAGTTTGTGTTCCGTCTTTATTGTCTGTGATAGTTATCTTTTTGTTTGGAAATGATTTTGATAATAATCTTTTCAATTTAACATGCTTAAATAAATTCTTCATTACATATAGTCCCACATATAAGATTTGTCTCCATATTCATCAACTTTCCATAGATCTCCATCTTTATCAACAAAACTTCCTTGATCATCAAGTCCGTCTGATATGAATCCAAATGGTGCCATATCTTGCTCTATTTGATTTTTTTGTTCTTCATATATTCTTTTCCTTACATCATTATCTGTCATTTCTTTAAAATAGTCCTGTGCGACTAACCATGCGAATATTACAAGACACATTGCTAAGTCATCATTACATCCTTCTTCTGCTTCAAAAGAATTTGCTTTTTGTGAAAATGTAGTTAATTCAGATATGATGTCATAATCAAATGTTAATAGTTTATCATCTTCGATTAAAGTTTTAAGATTAGAACAACCCAATTTTTTAACAGCAGCAGTTGTCCTAACTCCAAGTTGAGATTTTTTACCACTAAAACCAGATCCAACCACTTGTCCATTTCTTCCTCTCATAGAACACATTAATATATTTTCATATTCTAAATCATATTGTAGTATACTTGCAACTTGATCTCCTATATCGTTTACTTCTATTAACAAAAAGGATTCATTATATCCCCTTGCTACATCAAAAATAATATTTGGAAATAACATTGGTTTAATTTCATTATTTCGATACTTTGCCACTACTTTATATGGAAAACTTGTAATATCAAAAACAATGAAAGCTGAATAGTCGTTACCTAATCCACGAGCAACGTCAACTGTAATCAAGTAATTGTGATCTTTTATTGGTTGTTCATAGATATCAAGACCAGCATTTTTAGTTATCGGATCTTCATATATTAAATTTTTAAGTTTACTAGCTGCGATGAGCGTATTGATTGATCCTAAAAATTCACATTCAAACTCAATTTTAAATTGTTGTTCTGAAGTATTGGCAATTGTCTGCTCTTTCCATAAAGCATCTCTACCAGGAACTTCTGACCAATGAACATCAGTTGGAACATATTCATTCTTACCTTTTTCAGAATCATGCCACATACGATAGAAATGATTCATACCTCTTGGAGTAGAAACAATTATAACTTTTGTACTTTGACCAGAGGTAATAGTTGGATATACTGACGCAAAAAATTCATCAGCAATGTGATTTGGAATAAACGCAAACTCATCAAGGAATATTACGTTATATGATCCACCTCGAACAGCTGATGATGATGTAGAGTTTGCTGATATTTTTGATCCGTTTTCTAGTTCTAATGATCCTTTATTCCAAGATATAATACCTTGTTGCATCCAAGTTGGCAAATTTTCATAAGCAAGTTGAAGTCTACCTAATAAGTCTCTCGCAGTTGATGCTTTGTTTGCCAGTATTGCGATATTGACATTATCATTAAAAACTGCGTAATGTAATAAGTATGAAACACACGTTGTAGATTTACCAGTCTGTCGTGGCATCTTACATATATTGAAACGATTTTCATGGAAATTTCGAATTAACTTTTCCTGAAAATCATAGAGATTAAAAGGAACTAATCCCTCATCAAGTGATACGATTTTAATATATTTTCTCGCAAAGTAAACAGGATCCTCTTTACAACGAACGAATTCAAGAATTTGATCTTGAGTAAAGTTAATCGCTGTATTTGCTTTTTTTAAATTTGGATTGCCAAGGTATACATTATTATTCATAATCAATTATTATTCCCACCTAAGTTTTAATTCATCTTTCCAGTTAGATAAATTTTCTTCTACAGAACTAGGAGTTCCATCTGCTTCTTCGTTTTCTTTTTCTATAATTTGTTCTGTTCCTTTCCAAAGACCATCATTATTGACTACAGTATGCATGTTAGTCGGACCAATTATATCAATAGTTTCTATGGATTCTTTTGCTATCTCTGAACGAATTTCTGCTTTACGTGCTGCTGCCTTCTGCATCGCTGCTTTTTTTGCTGCTCTTTTATCAGCTAATTCCTTATCGGATATATCACCTTGATGAATCTGAGACTCCTCTGGTTTTGATTTTACAGGAGTGCTCACGGATGATCCAAAATTTTTCACCTTCTCTTTTTGTTTATCACGAAGTTTTTGGATTTTGGCCTGCATGTTTAAGCTAGTCATCTTTTATTTTTTTATCCTGATCACTATTATTTAGAATACCTTGCTTTAACATCTTAGATAACTCTGAAGTTGATCCCACAAACAGAGCATTATTAGTTACATTATTTGTTGTTTTACTTTTTTCTTCTTCAACTTCTTTTACTTTTTTCTGTAAGTCCATCAACTTATCAGTTGTATCAGCGACTGATTTAATTATTTGACCCGCTACTTCAAATGCTCTAGGACTAGCACTATCACCCGCAAGTTCCATAATACCATTGAGAGTTTCTTGTCCTTTTTCAATTAAAGAATATAAATTGGCACGAGTATAATCGTAATCTTTAGTTATGTCATTTTCAGAAATATCTTCTTTTTTGACATTACTTATCTTAGAGGTTCTTGATACCTCTATATTAAGTGCTTCATCAATAGGATCAAAGTTAGTCATTATACATCAGTTTGTCTAGTAGGACTATAAGATTTTTGATCTTCATAGTAACTTGTTACTTCGTTAAATCCAAAACTATCATCTGGATCAACTAAAGCATCATCAGCAGCAGTTAATTTATTAATTGTAGAACCTTTTTGATGTGCGACAGCAATAGTCGAATCTATTGCTCTATCAACTCCAATTGTAGTTGCGTCTACAATTTGATTAACTCTCATAATTTCAGAGTCAATAATAATTCGATCTCTTAAAACAAATACTCCACTATTTGCAACAGTTATATTAGTTTGAGAGGCACTAATTTCTGTTTGTGTTGATGATGTAGCATCAGTATCATAATCTTTTCTTGCTTGTGGTGTTGCCACATATCTCAATTCACGTCTCGCATTTCTAACATCCATAGTTGTAGCATAATCAACTTGAACTTTCTTGATAAGTCCCTCTGGAGTATCAGCGACAGGACCAAATAAGAATGTTTTAGCTGTAAAGTTTAAAGTGTATATTAACGCCCTTCTTGTTGAAAAATCTCCTTCATAGTCATCTTGGAATGATATATTGTCTAATACAACACTAATATCTCTTTTTTCACCAATTACACTTACTAGATCTACAGTTAAGTTAAAGGATGGTTGAAAGAACGGTAAAATTTGTTCTATAATTTGTAAAGCATCATCGTTTAATTTAACTAAGATATTTAATTCAAATCCAACATTATATGGTACAGGCATGAAAACTTTTCTTAACTTAGATCCATCAGATGCTTTGAATGTCTGTGTTATTCCACTCTTTCTTGTTGGATCATAAGCGATATTATTCATTTCAAATGACATTCTTGGTAATGTTATCTGAGTCGAACGATTTAAATCAGGTTGCTGTTCGATTCTTGCTAAGAATTTCTGCATAGGACCATATGCCAAAGCAACTTTTAAGTCACTTATGGATTTATTATTACTTCCCTCATGTCTAACATGAATGTCATTAAACAGAGTACCAAAGGCAATAACTGTTTTTCGAAGTATTTCGTGATAGTAATAAGTTCCTAACATTAATATGTACCAAATGGGTTAGATTCTTGAAAATCTACAATTGAATCTGCTTCAGTTTGAAATACATCACCCTGATTAAAAGGATCATATGTATCTGTATCGTTATATAGGTCAAGAGTGTAAGAGGTCATTGAAGTAGATCCGTATGATAAGGATACTCCAGATATAGAGGTGGTGTTGATTGAATTCTCACTCATAACAACCTGACTCGCACCAATTGATAGTATGGTGGCTCCTATACCTATAATATTATTTACCGCATTTAATTCTTGACCTATCACAAGACCAGTAGTATTAATACCAGTAACTAGGTTAGTTTGAACTCCAACAGTCGCAGTTGTAGTAACTCCAGCAGTAAATACTGTAGATTCCAATGCCTGAATTGTCTCTCCATTCGCAAATCCAGTTACCTCAGTTCCAATTCCAACACCAGAAACTTTAAGTATTCTAGTATCTGCATCCCAACTCTTAACTCTGGCTTCAGTTCCTGAAGTCTGACCTTTAACAATTTCATTAAGTTTATAATTTCCACCTGATATTGTTACGGGAGATGCGATAGTAACTGTAGGTGCCACAGTGTATCCAGCACCTGGATTTGTAATTCTCAAACTACTAAGAATATTATTAGTCTCATCTAAAACAGCAACAGCTGTTGCATTGATTCCTCCAACAGGAGCTGTTGAAATGGCAACAACAGGAGTAGATGTATAACCTGCTCCTTCTGCGGTAATTGTAAAATCAATAACACCTTTAGATACAGTTTCTATTGATGCTGTAGCAGCAGCTCCAACTCCGCTTCCACTTACAAATGTTATATTTGGTGGAGTTACATATCCAGAACCAGCATTAGTTAGTATTATTTCTTTTACTGAATGTATACCACCTCTTGTCGTTGTAATTGCGACAGCTGTGGCATCAACACCACCAACTGGTGCTGGTGTAATGAATATTGATGGAGGTGTTAAATATCCGTAACCATCATTGTTTAAAAACAGATTGGAAATATATCCTGTTGGCTGACTTAAAATAGAAGTTGCAGTTGCTGTACTTCCAGCACCAGCGAGAGTAAGAGTAGTAATAAATCCAGTGTCTTCAATGACGGTATCTATTTGTTCAATTGAAGTATCAATAACTTCATCCTCATATTCAAATAATTCACATTTTAATTCATAAACATAATTTTTTCCTAATTGATAGAAAGGATTTTCATGTTCTACAAATTTTACTTCAAATAATCTATTTCCAAGAGGGAAGAAAACCAAATCTCCTTCTCTAGGACGTGTAATCAAAGATATCTCAGAATCAGGAACTGCTTCCATGAAAGGAGCAATAAAATCAATAAATCTTTCTTGTGATATTGTCAGTGTAACTTCATCTCTTAAACTTACTCCAAATTTGGTCATTATATCACCTTGACCAGAGTATCCCTCATAAGTATTCACATATGCTTCAATTAGAAAATTATCATCAAATTTTGATGATTGAATTTCATTTAAAACTGTTTCTTTGTTTACAAATTTACGTGGAATGTATGTAACTTCTACACCATATATTTGTAGTTGCTCATTAATTAAACTTTGAACTAATCTTTGTTCAGTTTGAGAGCCTTGGAGAAAAAAGGGATTTAATGCCATGATTCATCACCCTATCATATCAAGAGGTGGTAACTCATATTCAAGTGTCATTTTTTGTTTAATTGTTTCTATATCTCTTTCAGCATCATCATATATTTCTCTTCCGTTTAATTCTAATCCACCAGGTAATTTTACTCCTCTAAATTTAATTAGATTTTGTCCCCATTGACGTTTTATCAAAGCGGTCAAATATTGTTTCAAAAATGGATCATTATAAACACTTGTAAATGTATCAGGATCCAATATTCTATAACATTCAATAATTAAAAATTGACCTGCCTTTTCTTGTTTCCAGTCAATATCCAAATATAATCTATTTTGTCTTCTGTTAAATCTAATCTGTTTATCTGTTGTTAATAAGAAATCAATATCCTCAAGATATTTTTTAGTCATCGCATATTGTAGTAATTCAACGGAATTAAAATAATATAGATCATTTAACATTAACTGATATTTAATACTAAACATTCCACCAGATATTGTGCTAGTATCAAATTTAAATATTTTTTCAATACCGATTACAGCATCTGGAACTTGTATAAAATTAGATGATTCTTGAAATGTATTAGTTGTTGTTCCATAACCAGCAATACTTGTAGAAGTTGCTGTTGTTGTGGTAATACCTACTCCTTGAGTTTCATTTGCTCTTCCTCTATCAATATCATTTTGTGTTAGTTCATACTTCAAATACATCTTTTCAACACCATCAAAATGACGATCTTGAAATAACTGAATGGCATCATCAACTAGATCATCAATCTGATCATCATCAACGTTGATTTCTAATACAGGAGCTCCAAGTTTCCTTAAAGAGTAATCAATTAATTCTTGTCTTGTAGATGGTTTTGCCATTTTACTCTTCGTCTATGTTGGATGCTAAATTATCATATTTTTTTTGTAACTCAGAAATATTTTCAAGTAGTTTTGTTTTTTCTTCTAAAAAATCTTGAGTTATGGTTTGAATTTTTGCCTCTAAAAGGACATTTTGGTTTGACACAGATGCTAATTTTTGATTATAAAGTCCAATTAATACATTAATGTCAACATCATTATTTGAATTAGCCATATTTTTTTAAAACGTACCTCCATCGACGCAGTTTGACCAAACGGGTTTATCAGTGTACACAGTTGTAACTGTGTTAGGACTTATGGAAATTGATGTTCCATTAACCTTCAAATCTCCACTGTTATTAAACGTACCATTAACTCCTACTAATGTTAGAGTTGTTCCACCAGTGATTGTAGTCTTACAAACACCATATGCTGAAGCATTTCCAATTTGTGTAATCTGATCACCAATCGTTATATTCTGACCAGATGGTAAGGCAAGAGTAACTTCAGTAATAGCAGTTAATATATGTGTGGATGTATCGGCAGCAGTAAAGGCAGCTGGAGCAGCAGTGGAATTCTGTAATCCAGAACTATCAAAGTATACCACACCATGAGTGGAGAAGTCACCTGCCTGATAATAGATACCTTTAATATCTAAATTACCTCTTGTACCTGTTACAACTTCATTTGAAATTGTGGCATCAGGAATATAAGTAAAACTTCTTACTGGAGCCTGACTGTTTTCACCTGTACTATCATTATATCCAAAGAAACCTATTTTATTGTTTCCTGTTCCAGAACTAGTATTATAATTGAATGAAATACCACGATCAGTATTTGTATCGTATGCGTGAGTAATTGTCAATTCTGTGGTGGTTACAATACCAGCAGTTGTGACTCCATCTATGAATATTGTTGAAATACCAGCTTGTGATGAGAAAGAATGAATTGAAGTTGTACCAGCACCAGGAAGAGATGAACTACCAGTAATAACATCTCCAGTATTAACTCCAACAATTGAATCAACGATAATCGCTGAAACACCAGTTCCAACTGTTGTTTTAACTGTTCTAACACTTGTTACATCACCAAGTTTCATTATACCATCATTCAAAGTTGAAGATGTGGAGTTTACAGTGGTGGTTGTTCCATCTACCTGTAAATCACCTTTAATAATAACTTGACCTTCATTACTTAATCCATCAGGATATGGGTCAATGTATAATTTATTTCCACTACCTGATCTACTTCTAATAACATTAGATGAAATACCAATACTATCAACTACAATACCATCAAAAAATTCAACGGGATCAGTGAATGTACTGGCACCACCAACAGTTAAATGACCACCTACATTCAAGTTTTTTTCTATACCAACACCACCTTCAAAAACAACCGATCCAGTATCTTTTGATGTTGATTGTGTTGTTCCATCAAATGCTACTTGAAGTGTTGATAAATCTGCTCCACCAAATCTTAACTTATTAATTCCATCTTCATCATATTCAATTGTCGCATCAGCAGCTGCTGTTCCATCTGAACCACCACCAAATCCAAGTAAGGTGTCGTCAGGTATCATTATTTCACCTGAACCGTTAGGATTGATAATTACATCACCGTCAGTATTTGTTGAAGAAAATGTATTACCATCTAAAGTTAAATTATCTACATTCCATTGGTCTACTTTTCTATCTGAGTCTAATATCGCAACAAATCCATTCGCAGCAGTAGTTGGGTTTACCTGACTAGCAACTTTACCTGGATCAATACTTAATAAATCTGTATAATATCTACCACCTACAATTTGTGCATTAGTTGCGTTATCTCCAGCAAACAGTCTACCACCAAAATTATTGGCGGTTCCAACACCTACCGTAAGTCCTAATTCACCGAAGTTTAAACTACTTGGTTGACTTATACCAGTAGATCTTTTTACTCTAATAATACTGGCCATTTAAAATTGTCCTCCATTAACATCCAAATTTTGTGCTGAGCCAGGTGTTAGTTCTAAAGTTGCTTCAAATTTTCCAATAGAAGAATTGTAAACTAATACCATACCATTCTGTAAACTACCAGCTTGAACATCACTCAAACCAGTAATCGATCCACTTACATTACCAGCCAAAGATGATACGACTCGTGTCGCATCTGCCTGACCTACTTTAACTCTAATGTTTCCCATTAGCGAGTTACTCCTGCTCTAACTAATACTGATCCTTCTACGACTCTTGTAACTTCGTTTGAAGCGTCAGTTAAAATAACATCATATACATAACGACCAGATTTTAATCCAGCTGTAGTCACACTGCTTAAACCTACTCTAATTGTTCCAGCATCAGCATCGACAATTGATGAAGTAAAGGTTGCAGCAACGCTTGTGCTGCCAGCATGTTTTCTCATCTGAGCAGCTACATGAAATCCAGCTAAGTTAGTAGCTGAGTTTGATGAACTACTTTCGAGTTCGAATTGTTGTTGAAATGTCGCCCCAGAGTTTATGACTAAGTTGCTTACATATACAGCTGACATTTATTAAAAATTCATGATCTGTCTATATTTATAATTAATTGATTATTTGCTTTAAAAGAGATTTTATTTCCTGCAGTTCTGCTTTAATATTATCAATTTCATCTCTTTGAGCACTCATTCTTTCTCTAGATTTAATATAATTTGAATAACCATTCTGATCACAATTTAAAATTGCTCCAGTATTTTCATCTCGATATAGATTTGAATGACCTTTAACTTTTAACATTATGCGAGTGCGATTGCCCTTATATCTTGGAATTTAGGTGCGTGTGCTTCATCTGTTCCACTAATTACAATTTTAATTTTAAATCCATTAAATTTATTTAAATTATCAACACTAAATTGGTAATCTAAAAATTCATTATCTGTGCTTGCTGGAACTATCGCATCTGGCCTTCCATTATTTTTAACTGGATCAATTACAGTATCACCAAAACCATCACCATCAGAATCTATTAAATTTTCGTAACCAGGAAATAGTTCATATTTTGGTTCAACTTCTTTCGAGTCTGTCTTAAATAATTGATAAAGAACTCTGAAGTCAGCACTAGAGTGTCTAAAAGCACCCACAATAACTTTCAATGAAGTTGCTGGTTGTTGAAGATCAATTCGATTTGAAATATACACAGCAGCATGTGGATCACCACTTAATTCATTAGAAGATGAATCGAGACTGTAATCATTTATAGGAGAATTTAACATATTCCTGATGTATATCATCACAGCATTCTGAGTATCAACAATTGGTGATAAATTGAAATCAGATGACTTAAAATCTAATTGTGTTGTAAATGATCTATTTTTAGGTAAGGATGTTAGATGTTCATTTTCATTAACTTCAGAACATACTATTCTAGTGGATGATAATTTATTAATTTGGTTTAATTCAACTGGTTCATATCCTTGATCTATAAATGATATTTCAGATCCACTCGCACTTGTTCCAGATACTGTTCTAATTCTACTTGTTAAAGAAGTGTTATTACCAGGTGTTATAAAATTAAATCTTGGTAAAATAGAATTATACTGAACATTTTGTGAAGCAAAAATACGACTTCCACCTACTGATTTTTGATCTGTGAAACATAACAAGTTATCGTCATTATTTGGAGATCCAGTTTCATCTCGATCCGAATCTAATCCTATTCTACCTTTTCTTAAAACTTCAATATAATACTTATTAATATCTTTGGCATTATTAACCACAGATGACTGAGTTGCCATTTGATGTGTTGTATTAATACCAACTAAAGATATACCATTTAATTCATATTTTTGAACAATATCACCTGTACTATGAGTTCTACTTGTTGAAGTTACTCCTCTAGTATCAATTGCTAATGTTCCAGATCCAATACCATCATATTTAATAATTTCATTGTTAATCTTAACATATCCAATTGATGTTGTTATTCCTTCATAAGTTGTGAATGGAGCAGTATTAGCAACTGATATTGTAGTAATTGATGTTGAATCAATGTCACCAGTTAATTTAACTGGTACGGTATCTGGTTCAATATTATCTAATTCTACAATATTATTATTTGCTCCCATACCATGATTGTAATGTTCAACTTCAATTACATTACCTGAGAATAAATCATTGATAACTGTAGAATCTCCTCTAATATCAGTATTAGCTAGTCCAACAGCAGTTCCTCCAATATAGAAATTAAGATCTTGTCCATCTGTAAACTGTCTTCCTTGACAGTTTGTTAGATAAAGAGTATCAAGTCCACTAACAGCATTCACTGTAATTGTTGCTTCTGATCCTTTTCCACCAGTTGTACTACTTGTGGTAATTCCTAATATATCACCTTCTACATATCCCTCTCCAGCAATTGTATTAGCAACATTCATTGTCGCATCAGTGATAGTTCCAGAAGCACCAACTGTTATTTGACATTTAGCTCTACTACCATTTCCTGTGATTGGGAATAAATCAACATGATAAGTTCCATTTTTATATCCTGTTCCTGCTGAAGTTAGTGTAATACCACTCGCACTAACAGTAATCGGACCACCGACTTGCTCTATAATACCATTAACCGCACCAGCAGTTCCTGCATCACTAACTTTAACACCAGGAGTTAAATTAGCTTTTATAGGATTACTTGTGATAGTTGTAATACCAACTTTTAATTTTCTTGGTAGTGTCTTAATTGAATTTGGAAGTAATCTTGGTAAAAGATTGCTGTTTGTGCCTAATTTTGGATTGAATAAAGTTAGTGTTCCAGATTCTACAAATTTAGCTTTATATAAAGTGAATTTCAAATCTTCAAATTGATTTGCTGTCCAAATACTACCGTTTTGAGATTTAAATAAACTTCCTCCAAGATACTGTTTTGAAATTACAACGTTTTCAGTATCTGGCAAAGCATTGGCAGAAATATTAATTTCTCCCATTCTAGATATCCAAGCCTCATAATTATTTGTTGTTGGAGCTAGAAGGACTACAGCAAATGTTTCTCCTTCTTGTAAATAAATTGGAGCAGGGAAATTAACTCTAGTTGGTATTGATGCATCATCAGAAACTTTAATCTCAGATGGTTCAAGTGTGATTTCAGCATAATCTTGAACTAAAAGATTTGTTGGTGTTCCTAATTCAGTTGTTCTAACCTGAATATCTAATTTTTCTAAAGGATCTTTCTTTTTAAAGTATAAATCCATTGATGTTAAGAAAGCACCAGTTTCATCAATTATGAATGTTTGTGCTAATGGGTCATCATTAACAACTTGAGTTACATTTGTAATGTTATTATTGGTTACATTTGTAATGTTGTTAGTTACATTTGTAATTTCAGTTATTTCTTGTGTAATAAAGGTATTATTAATTACTACTGGTATTGGAGGTGGAGGTGGTATACGAACAACGGTTGTTGACTGTTCAAGTGTATCTACTACACCACTGGTTGTATATACAGCCTCGGCAGAAGTAATTGAAACTTCACCTAAACCATTTACTGAATTATTTGAACTTGAAGTAAGTCTAAATGTTTTACTTCCATTTCTAAATCTTAAAGGTGGAACTGGATCTTCTAATGGATCTCTAAAGAAGAATGAACCTTTAACATCTCCAAACACATCAGAAATTAACCTTATTCCACTTCCAGAGGAAACAGATGCTTGAGCATTACTTGTTCTTCCAACAATTACAACATCATTACCAGTTCTTACATATCCTGAAAATCTTCCCTGTGCCTCTTCTGCTAAAGAATCAATATCAATATTTAAAATTGTTGATGAGGCAGAGTATGCTGTTTGTATTGTTACATCTCTATCATATGGATTAGCGGTGTATATTTTACTTGGTGTATTTGTATCTCCAGATTTGTGATTTGGTTGACAAATTCTAAAAGATGCTAGTTGTAAACTTCCAGCAAAAACATCAACTGTTTCACCTTTGGTAAACACACCACTTGTCATATTAATCTCTAATAATTTTGGAATAACATCAATTCCACCTGTA